GCGAGTGAGAAACTTGACGAAGTAATTGAGCTGTTGAATGATATAGTATGAAAGAGAAAATGTTGGAGGTAGATTATGAAGTTTAAAAAGTTGAAACATATTGGCAATCATGATTGGTATATTCAGATTGGTGATACAACTGATAACAAACCATTTTGTATAATTATAAGGCATTTTACAAAATGTGGGTATAGGATGACAATTAATTTTTGTCACGATAAATGGATCAATTTATTTGGATTTAATCAGAAAGTATTTGGCGTTTAAATAATAGATTCATTTGTAATTGAACTGCCTTACGACAATTCCATTTCTGATATAATGGAGAATATAATATCGAGGTGATATAGATGGACAAATTACAAAAAGTATGGAATGATTTAGATAAGGCATATGAGAAGATGGAAAATGAAATTGAGGCATTATCAAAAACGAATGCGGTGACGACTGAATTAAAAAATGCGATTGAAAATTTTGATGTGTCGGAGATTTCGTATATAAAGCAGCTTGTAGAAGAAATGATGGAGAATGAAGAATATAATTGATACAAAACGCAATATCAAATATGTTCAAGAAGAATATGTAAGTGAAATGCAAAGGATTTATAAAGAAGAAGATCTGGAAAGTATTATTGATAAATTAATCAGAATGATTATAACTAATAAATGAGGTGGCTAAATGAAACATTTATTGACTGGATGCCCGGTATGTGGTGCAAAATTATATTTGGATAGCTTAAATCAATATGCGATTAGACAAAATATTAAAAAGAATGGAGAAATATCTAAGACATCACGAAAAATTGATTATGGAACAATTGAAGCTTCTTTATTTTATTGTTCTGATTCGGGATGTGATTTTTCAACAAATACAGAATGGAGAGGTATTGGAAAATACAATAGTATTGAAATCTGTATAGAAGATGAAAAATATTATTGGGAAGATTTAAACAAAGAATAAAATGAAACCAAGTTTTCGTTAGGAGATATGAATATGATTACATTTAAGTGTTTATATAAGTTAACAAAAGAAGAAGTAGCTGGAATTGTATTTGATATCAAAAATGGTAAATCTTATACTGTTCTAGGCTGGGAGAATTATTATGCTACAGATGCAGATATTATTAAGTATTATAATTCACTTTAAATAAAAATTACAGACTAAGAAATCTAAGTTTCAGGAGGTAATATTAAAATGATTAAATGGATTAGTGCAGAAACACCACCAACCGAATATAGTATGACAAAAGAATACTTTGTCACTTGTGAATATAAGGGAGAAGGAAATGTGAATGGAAGATTAACTTTTGTTATGACTTATGAAGAGAAGGGAAGAAAGAAAGTTCCTACATGGTGCTGGAATGGAAGAATAGCAATTTGGAAAGTATTATTTTGGGCTGAGTTTCCAACACCATGTCAGGATGAAATTTAACTTTCTTTGGAGGTGATTTTATGGGGATGGAAATAGAAGTTGTTGCTACAACATGGTACACGGTGCATCTAAGCGATGAAGATGTTGAGAAAGTAAAACAATGGATAAAGGATCATAAAAATGATTTGCCGAGCTTTGACATGAAAGAGAATATATCAGAAGCAGTACATGAATTATATGCAAACGGTGAAATTTCTTTTTATGAGGATGGAAAATGTACAGAAAGTGATTTCAATACAGAGGATGTCAGATGGTCAGAGTTTGAAGAAAGAGAACCAGAAGATATATTAGAAGACTAAGAAAGAATGATTTGCTTGGAAGAATGGAAGAGGTGGTATAGTGAAAGAATTTAGAAGTACTGATGAGATCACAAAAGAAGACCTTGAGAAAATGTATAACGCAATTGCTAAATTTGATAATTATATTTCATCAGCAACAAGGAAGCCAACAGATGAAAACATTGGATTATATGAACATTGGATTGATTGCAGGTATGATATAGAGAATTTAATTGTAACTGATAGATAAGAGGTGAAGTAAATGGAAAGACTTGATATTTATAAAACTAATGATGGGAAATCTTTAGTTCTTTTAAACAATGAAAATGATTCGAATGGATATATAAATTATTTACCAATTACAAATAATGCAAATGGTATGAGTGTTAATACAAAATCTGGCAATCCTGTTATTATAGATATAGATAATGTATCTATAATTAAGCTGAACGAGTTAGAGTCATACATTGATCATGTAATAGAAAGTGATTTTGATTTTAAAATTAAGTGGTATATTGATGGTAGGCAAAGAGAAGAGGTAAAAGATTGAGGTGAGTAAAATGAAAGACAAACCAAATAAAATAAAAGCGAAACTCATTGTAGAAGTAGAAGCAGAATTCTATGATGATGAGTCTTCAGAAGAAACATTGAGATATTGTGTTGAACAGGATTTAGAAGATGCAGGATTAAATGTTATTGATGTGTCTGTGATGGAATGAGGTGATACAAATGGAATTTAAGAAAGGTGATAGAGTATTTCATAGGGGCTTAAAGGTTATAGGAACTTTTATGGAATATTCATGGAATAGTGATGAAGAAGCTATTGTGAAATTTGATAATGCTGACAATCCTGATGATTGCAGACATATATCTGTAAATCAATTACAGAAATATCCAAGTAACGAATAAATTGGTGAAAGAATTGCGAGGTATAACAGTGGTAAAATATATGGAATGTTCTACATGTGGCAAGTCATTACTTGAAAATTCAATTATTGTTGTAAGAACTGGGTTTACAGATAAATATTGTTCATATGGTTGTGCAGCAATTAGTAGTGGACTTTTTGAACATATAAAATTAACTGATGAAATTGTCCAAGAACATAAATCTTGTGATGGAAAAGATTGGCTAATAGGAGATTGAGGTGATATAAATGAGTCGAATTAATAAAACGCAAAATAACTTGCAGTCAGTATGGAATAATTTGGATCTTGCTTATGAACATATGGAAAGAGCTATTGAGGATTTATTACAAATGAATGGACTACCTGATGAATTAGAGAGAATAGTTGAGCAGTATGATTTGTCGGAAATCAGTATAATGAAGCAGGAAGTTGAAGAATTGATGCTTAACGCTGATGGAACGCAAAGAACCACTAAAATAAATGATTATAGAAGTGGTAAAATTCCACTGTAAATGATGGAGAATACAAATGGAATCAATTATAAATGAATTGGCAAGAAAAGATAACTTTACAAATGACAAGCAGTATAATTCAGGTTTAAGGCTAATAAAAGAAATGGGTTATCGCTATGTTAGTGGAGAGCCTGATGTTAAGTATTATTGTATGTGTAATGGGTATTAAGAATTTGTTGGAAGATTGAAAGAGGTGATATAGATGAGAATAAGATATGCTATTGAAAAAGAAATAGAAGTTCCAGATAATTTAACAGCTATGGATATTGATGATATTATTTCACAAAAATGTGAAGGAGAGAATGGATTTGATTATCAATGGATGAATACAAGTGAAATTAATGAACAGCATTTAACAGGATTGTTTGACGGGATGAATTGACGATTTCTTGGTAAATAGAAGGAGATGATTAAATGGCGAGAAAGAAAGTAAATAAAGAATTAACCATAGAAGAACAGTTGCAGCAAGAAAGAGAAAATGAATTAAGTTTTATTAAAGATGAAGTACCACATCTGAATGAGCCAACTTATAGATTTGAAGTAGGAGATAAGGTAAAATATGGTGCATTAAAAGACTGTACAGTAAAAGAAGTGTTGTATGATGGAAAGGTGTATGGTTTACATTGTATTTCTACTGAAAAAAAATATGGAAACCCTTATGATAGAGAAGTATACAGAGTTGCTGGATGGACTAGCGTTAGACCGCTTACCAGTGGGGATTCAAAGTTTAGTAAAAATCAGGATGTAAAAATCAATTTTGTTAATTCAATGATTGAGTCTCTTATCCATAAATATTATGCATTTGGAGTAGATATGAATCCTGAATATCAAAGAGGATATGTATGGGAATTAGAAGATAAGCAGTTGCTTATAGACAGTATATTTAACAATATTGATATAGGTAAATTTGCTTTTATTCATTTGAATGATAAGAAATGGGCTGAGACAGGTAATGGATATGAAATACTTGATGGAAAGCAGAGATTAAGCACAATTATTGATTTTTATGAGAATAGATTTCCATATAACGGAGTTTATTACAATGACTTGTCGGCTAAAGATAAGAATGTTTTCTTAAACCATCA